CTGAACAGAACAAATCGTGAGAGTAAAGGAGAATGACTTATGGCAGATACTCTGGCTACCAGTTTTGGAGTATTGAACTACTCCGGTATGCTCTTCAATAAGGGCAATACCCGTTGTCCCCTGTCCTCCATTATCGGCGGCAGGGCGAAGACCACCAATCATGTTGAGTTCGTGACCGGTCAGGAGTACACCACTGGCGGAGGCACACAGCCTGCTATCAGCGAAACCGCCTCCCTGACTGCCCCTGACGCTACCGTTGTCACTCGGACTCAGAAGACCAATGTGACTCAGATTTTTCAGGAGTCCGTAGGTATTTCCTATGCCAAGCAGTCCAATATGGGTACTCTGAGCGGTCTGAATGTGGCAGGTCAGCAGGCTAACCCGATCAATGAGCTGGACTTTCAGGTTGCAGCTAAAATGCAGAAGGTTAACCGGGACATTGAGTTCACCTTCATTCAGGGAACTTACAATAAGGCCACCTCTGACGCTACCGTGAACAAGACCCGTGGACTGGTGGAGGCTATTACCACCAATGTCACCGCTATGGCAAGCAAGCCCCTTGGTCTGTGGGATATTGCCGACATGGTGAAGAAGGTTTATGGGGCCAATGCTCCCACCGATGGCCTGTGCCTGTGGTGTGACGCTGTGACTCTGTTTCAGGTCAACGCTGACGCTGTGCAGAACGGTCTTACTGTGGTTCCCGCCGCTCGGGAGATCAATGGTATCGCTCTGTCCAGTGTGGTTACTCCCATCGGTGTTGTCTACCTGTACCTTGGCGAGTGTCTTCCTGCTGGTACGGCCCTGCTTCTGAACCTGAATGTGATCGCTCCCGTTTATCAGCCTGTTCCCGGTAAGGGTAACTTCTTCTTGGAGCCTCTTGCCAAGGTTGGTGCCGGTGAGAAGTATCAGCTCTTCGGTCAGATCGGCCTTGACCACGGCCCCGAGTGGTATCACGGCAAGTTTACCGGTATCTCTACCGAGTTCACCGCTCCCACTTACAGCCGTAGCGTGTATGTGGCGAATGCGGCTGACTTCCCCGGTGGTTCTGCGGGTTAAAGAGAAATTCTGATGGAAAGGAGTGACAGAAATCATGACTGACGCTGAAAAACTGTCCATGTTGAAGACCATGACCGGCGAAACAGATGAAGCCATGCTTTCTGTCTACCTTTCTATCGCCGCAAATAAGGTTTGTCGGAGGGCTTACCCCTTTGACGATACCGTGACCGCCGTTCCGCCCCGGTATGACTTCAATCAGGTAGAGATCGCAGCTTACCTTGTGAATAAGCGTGGTGCGGAGGGAGAAACGGCGCACAGTGAAAACGGTATTTCCCGGTCTTATGAGGACGGAGATGTACCGCCTACCCTATTGCGTGAGATTGTTCCCTTTGCCAGCGTAATCAAGGGGGACTCGACCTCATGAAGATCATGGAGCGTAATAAATCGTCTTATTGGTACTTGCTTTATGACAAGAAAGAACCTGTTCGGGACGAGGACGGCAATGAAACGGGAGATAGCCGTGTGGTCTACAAGGCCGCTGTCCAGCGGCGGGATAATGTGTCGGCGGCTACCGGTTCGGCTCAGGTTGAGCAGTTCGGAAATTTCATCTCCTATGACAAGGTGATTGTCACTGATGATCTCTCTTGCCCCATTGATGAAAATACCGTGCTGTTTGTCGATAAAGAGCCGGAGTATGACGCTGACGGTAATCCCCTCTATGACTATATCGTGCGGCGTGTGGCTAAGAGCCTGAATTCCATCTCCTACGCTATAAGCAAGGTGACGGTATCGTGAAGACGATTAAAGTGCCTCTATCTGTGGCCGGGATTGACAATGCCATTCGGGAGCTTGAACGCTATCAGAACTGGTTGAAAACCCGTGCAAATATCCTGCTTGACCGACTGGCCCAAGAGGGATTGTCTGTTGCTTCGGCTAATTTTGCGAAAGCGGAATATGACGGAACGAATGATGTTTCTGTGTCCGTTGAACAGAGAGCAACCGGAGCCAGAGCGATTGTCGCTGTTGGTGCCTCTGTCCTTTTCATTGAATTCGGAACAGGTGTTGTTTACCCGGACAATCACCCGGAAGCTGCGGAACACGGTATGCGCCGTGGAGAGTATGGAGCTGGTCATGGTAAGCAACAGACATGGGGTTACTACGGTGAAGCCGGTACGAATGGCGTTGAGTTCACCAAGCCGAACGGGAATACCGTAGTCCTCACGCACGGCAACCCGGCCAATATGTCCATGTATGAAACCGTGAAGTATTTGGAAGGGATTTTGCCCCGGTTGGCTCAGGAGGTGTTTCGATGATTGATGTAGAAAATCAGATTTATACACCGATTGCCGAAGCCCTTCGGGAAGCCTTTCCCGGTATTGACACAAGTGGGGAATATGTCAAAGCCCCTTCCGCCTTTCCCCATGTAAGCATTGTGGAGCAGGATAATTACCCCACACTGTCTCACCTGAGTACCAGCGATACGGAAAAGTACGCCACGATCATGTATGAGGTGAATGTCTACTCCAATAAGTCTTCCGGGAAAAAGGCACAATGCCGGAGCATTATGAAAGTCATTGATGATCTGATGTACCGGCGCAACTTCACTCGCATTTCCCTTTCCCCGGTTCCCAATTTAGAGAACGCAACAATTTACCGTCTGGTGGCCCGGTATCGGGCTGAAACGGATGGTGTAAATCTTTACAGGAGGTAACAGAAATGGCAATTAGCACTTACAAGGTCTTTCTGATGAAGAAGGGTGCCAGTGCTGACACCTATGAGAAGCTGGTTGACATTAAGGAGTTTCCCGATCTGGGCGGTGAGCCTGAAATGCTGGAAACTACCACGCTGTCTGACAATATGCAGACCTATATTGCCGGTATTCAGTCCCTCGATGGTCTGTCCTTCACCGCCAACTACGATATGACCGATTTTCAGAAGCTCAAGGCTCTGGAAGGTAAGACCGATAGTTACGCTGTCTGGTTTGGTGGTCAGGAGAGCGGCGGTGTTGTGACTCCCGATGGCTCTAACGGCAAGTTCGAGTTTGACGGTCAGTTGTCCGTCTATCCCGTGGGCGGCGGTGTGAATGAGGTTGTGGATATGAACATCTCCATTGCTCCTTCTACCCCGATCACTTTCTCTGCTGAGTAATCACAATCGGCCTGAATGATAAGGAGGATTTATCATGGCTAAGACACTGACAATTAAAGACCCCGTTTCCGGCGAGAGTTATACGCTGGAATACACCCGCAAAACCGTTGAGATCATGGAAAAGCAGGGCTTCATTGCGGACGATGTTGACCGCAAGCCCATGACCATGCTTCCTGCGCTGTTTGCTGGTGCGTTCCTTGCACACCACCGCTGGGTCAAGAAAGATGTGGTTGACCGCATTTATGCCCGTCTGCCCCGTAAAGACGAGCTTCTGCCTAAGCTGGTGGAGATGTATAACGAACCCATTCTGTCCCTCATGGAAGAGCCTGAGCAGAATGGTGATGACGAGGGAAACATGGACTGGACGGCGAACTGGTAAGCGGGTCGCTGTCCAGCAGACCGGGGGGCGGTGGCGGCAATCGCCCCGCTCCCCGTTTCGCTTACACGGAAAAGTTCTATCAGGTCTTCCCCTACTATCTTGCTATCGGAATGACCTACGAGCAGTTCTGGGAGATGGACTGCGATCTGGTGAAATATTACCGGAAAGCGGCTCGTATTCGTCAGGATTTGAGAAATCAGGACGCATGGTTGCAAGGAATGTATGTCTATCAGGCAGTAGGTAATTTGGCTCCCATCCTTCGTGCCTTTGCGAAGAAGGGTGCAAAGCCTCAACCCTATCCTGAGCAACCCTTTGAATTGAATGTGAGGCAGGACAAGAAGGTAGAGAAGACCAAGGAAAAGAAACAGGACGATAAGGCAAAAGCCTATATGCAGATGTTCGCAATGTCGTTCAACAAGAAATTTCAGGGGAAAGGTGGTGGAGTAAATGGCCGATAATGTTGAAATTCAGGGCTTAGAGTTTCAAATTCAGGAGAACAGTGAAGGTGCTGTTTCCGGGATTAACAATCTCAAAAAGGCTCTGAGCGGTTTGAAGGGTGCTACTGGTGCCAGTGTTACCGGCCTAAATGCTACCAGTAAGAGTATTCGGGAATTGAAGAATGCCCTTTCCGGTCTGAATAGCGGAGATGTGTCTAAGAAGTTGACCCAGATCGCTACGGGTCTGAAAGCCTTGGAGTCGGCCAAGAACATTAAGATTTCCAGTTCCATTGCCAATCAGTTAAACGCCCTGAATGCGGCTCTGGCAAATGTCCGGTGGACGGATGGCGATAAGCTCAGAACCCTTGCTGATGGCCTGCGTCCCCTGTCTGAGTTGGGTAAGGCCAATATGACCACCTTCATCAATCAACTTAAAAAGCTCCCCACCGTGATTGAGGAACTGGAAAAGGCTGACATTGATAAGTTTACCCAGCAGATGAAGGAACTGGCCGCAGCTATGAAGCCCTTTGCAGATGAAATGCAGAAGGTGTCCAATGGCTTCTCCGCATTTCCTTCGAGAATTCAAAGGCTGATTAGAAGCACAGAGCAGTACAACAATACCGTCAGACGGGCTACCAATAGTACCAGTGCATGGGGTAAGGTTGCAAACGGCTTGAAATTCGGCACGATGATTTATGGCCTGAGCCGGTTGGCTTCTATGATCGGTACGGCTATCACCAAGTCCAATGAATATCAGGAGAACTTAAACCTGTTCACTGTGGCTATGGGCGAATATGCTCAGGAAGCCTTTGACTACGGGCAGACCGTAAGTGAAGTTCTGGGTATTGACCTATCTGACTGGATTAGAAATCAGGGTGTATTCAATACCCTTCTGACCGGTTTTGGTGACACGGCTGAGAGAGCGGCCCTTATGAGTAAGAACCTGACTCAGTTGGGCTATGACCTGTCCTCTTTCTTCAACATTTCCGTTGAAGACGCTATGCAGAAGTTACAGTCCGGTATCTCTGGTGAGTTAGAGCCGTTACGCCGTCTTGGTTATGATCTCTCTCAGGCAAGATTGGAAGCAACCGCCCTGTCCCTTGGAATTGATAAGAGCGTCCAGTCCATGACTCAGGCTGAAAAGGCAGAGTTACGATACTACGCAATCATGACTCAGGTGACTACCGCTCAGGGGGATTTGTCGAGAACCTTAGAAGCCCCGGCCAATCAGCTCCGTGTTCTGTCGGCTCAGTTTAACATGGCGGCACGGTCTATCGGAAACATCTTCATCCCGGCCCTGAATGCTATCCTCCCTTACGCTATCGCTGTGGTTCAGGTCATTCGGGAGATCGCTGACGCAATCGCCTCCCTGTTTGGGTTCGAGTTGACTGAGGTTGATTATTCCGGTATCACGGCAGGAGCCAGTGGAGCCGGTAGCATGGCCGACAGTCTTGATGAAGCTGCGGGAGCGGCTAAGAAGTTGAAGCAGTACACCGCTGGGTTTGATGAACTAAATGTGTTCTCTCCTGACAGCGGAAGTGCCGGTTCTGGTATTGGAGCCGGTGGCGGAGGCGGCTTTGACTTCGAGCTTCCTGAGTATGACTTCCTCGGTGACGCAGTTTCCACCCGGATTGACGAAATCAGGGCCAAGATGGAGCCTTTTGTCACTTGGGTCAAAGACAATATGGCTGAGATTTTAGAAACCGTGGCGGCTATCGGAACGGCCATGTTGCAATGGAAGGTTGCGAATGGAATTCTCGGCCTCTTTAATACCGTGAAGGGCTTAAAGGGGAAGAACCTGCTATACAGCATTACTTTCGCAATTACCGGCCTTGGCCTGTTCTTAGATGGATGGGACAAGATCAAGGAAGCCATTGAGGATATTTTGGATAACGGCCCCAATCTCACAAATGTTACACAGTTAATCAGCGGTTTCGCTGAGGGGCTTGGCGTAGCGTTCTTGGCTCTCGGAAATGTAAAACTGGCCGGTGCCTCTCTGGTCATCTCTGGCCTAAGTGGTATCGTGTCGAGCATTTCTGATATGGTCAATAACGGGGTCAATTTCGACAATGCTACAAACCTTGTCAGAAATCTCGGTATCTTCCTGAGCGGCATTGGTCTTCTGACCAATAACCCTGTCCTGACCGGAGGCGGATTGGCTCTCACTGGCATTACCCTGATTGTGCGGAATTTGGCTGATGTTATGGAGGCTTTTCGTACCGGGGATTGGAGTGGAGTCGATAAGGTAGAGTTGGCCGCTGGCCTCCTTCTGACGGTAGGCGGGGTCTTGACCGCCA